GGGGATCTCGTTCAGTCAACTTGACTGAGCCAGTCTACACGACACGCTCTAGTGGGCACTTAGCCCGTAATTCCACCCGTTAGACGGTGGTAGCTATTGTATTGTTATGGAGATTGCCCGGCACTAACGCAAGCCGGACGAAGGAGAACCAATGCCTGGCACGAGTTATCGCGACTATTGGAAGAGGTATGAACGGGGCGAGGTCTGGTCCTACCGGACCAAGCTCCCTTACACTTCTTCCTATGACGTCAACACGTATTACACGGGTAACGTCGACGCGTCAATTCAGATTACCAGGTCTTGGGCTAACACTCCGAACTATCGGAGTGTTATAAAAGCGGGTGGTATCCTTCCCGATAATCCGTATGCGTACACGGAAATCGGTCTAACGCTCAATACCGTCATCTTCAACAAGTTTGAACGGTACCCTGATTACGTTAGAGCTACCACACTGACTCTGTTCCCCTGCTATGGGATGTCGTACTACACGTTCTCCCCCCACACCTTCTCGATCAACCAAAAGTTGATCTCGAAGATGAAGGGAAACGAGTGGAACGCTCCTATCTTCGCGGCGGAAGCCGCGAAAACTGGCAGGATGGTCGCAGAGACAGCTGACCAACTGGCTCATCTGATATTCGCTCTTAGACGGGGCGACTTGAAGATGTTCCTAAACCTCATGCATCCTTCCGCTCCCAAACCTTCTGGCGGTGCCCAAAAGCGCTTTCAGAAGGCCTACGGAGTGGATGCGACCGCAGCGGTTTCTTCCTACTGGCTGCAGTGGAAGTACGGTTGGTCACCGTTCGTGAAAGACGTTTACGACGCGATGAATGCCCTCATGGACATTCAGCTACCTGCTGATGCTCTCGTGCACTCGGTCAAGGCATCCATGAGGATGTCGGGGTCGTTTGCTGAGAACAACGTGCAGCTAGTTTACGCATCCAACGGGGCCTTTCAGGTCAAGGGGGATCGCGTAACCGTGTGGGATGAGTCGTACAGAGCAGTCTGGCGGTTCAAACCAAACGCAGTGGATCTTCCAGCCCGCCTCGGGCTGCTAAATCCACTTGAGATAGTCTGGGAACTAGTACCCTTCTCCTTCGTAGGAGACTGGTTCCTCCCCATCGGTGACTATCTCAAAGCACTGGACGTTCCCTTCCGCATTTCGCATGTGGGCGGGTCTTATGGTCTACGACAAACGTCCTCACGGACGGTTGTCGCAGCAAGACCAGGTGACACCTCCTATTCGGTTACCGGCGTGGCCGGTTCGGGTAAGTGGGTGAACGTGAAGCGGACTTCAATGTCGTCGGCGCCAGATCTCAAATTGGCGCAAATGACAGCGAAGTTCGACCTCGGTGCTGAGCAGGTGATGTCCTCGATATCACTGCTCCGCCAACAAGCATCGTTGCTTGTGGCTCGACGGGACCGCCGATAGCAATCCCGCTATCGGATACTCCTTTCAGAGGTTAGTACTGCCATGGCAGCACAAGCGTCCATCATCATCAACGATGGACAAGGCACACCCGCTGCGCACACTTTCGCCCCGAAGGGCGCGAGAGCACAAGCGGACAAGAAGGATGTGGCTCTGTGGCGAGACCAGTCTCCGGCCAACGCGGCTGGATTCCTCTCGATCACCGAGACCCACACACCCGTGAACTCCAACGGGATGGAGAAGTTCCGGTACGTCCTGGACGTGCCGACACTCGAGTCCCCCGGTAGTGGTGGAAGCTTCGTGCCTCCACCGACACGGGCTTACGGCACCATTGCCGTAATCGAGGTCTGGGCCCACCAGCGAGCCTCGGACCAGGAGTTGAAGAACATTGCGGCGTACGTGAAGAACTTCACGGCGCTGCAGTACTTCAATGACGCAATCGTTAAGCGCGAAGCTGCTTGGTGATTTCCTTCGGGAAATCATCGAGTGGATTCGCGCCCTGATCGCGTTTCTCCTCGGTCCTTAAACTCACCTCGTGAGGCCAACTATGCTCCATAGTTCCGGTAGATCTAAGTCATTAAACCGCCGGGTTTCGACCCAGCAGCGCGATGACCTGATCTTCGGCTACCTCGAGGCGCTCGGTTCACCCCGAGCTCTTCTTGTCTGGCTACTCTATAAGTCCGGTCAACACCGGGAACTTGTAGAGCTCTCTACTGACCCACTGCACTACAACTCTGAGATTCGTTTCAGAGTTGATTACGCAGCGTCTCGCTTTCTCGCAAAATGTGTCGGTCTTCGGACCGGCATTGACCTTGCTAAGAAAGCAGTAGAGTCGGCTGAGCAAGCCGAGCGTGTTTGTAAACAGACCAATCTGCGTTTTAGGAAATCCGCTGTGCCGACCGTGAGGCCGGAGCTTGACTCGAAATTGTTCCGAGCAAGTCAAATCATAGCGAAGATCCTAGGGCCAGTTCCCGATGTCTTCCCAGATGTCGGTTGGTCTCGAGGCAGGACTAGTTCTGCTTTCGGCGAACACGTTGATGTGGTGCGAAAGTACCATAGTCAGTTAGACGTTACCGTGTCAGCGCGTTCGCAGGCGCTCCGCCTGTTGAACGCTTCACCACTCTGGGGCGCGTCGGTTCTTGAAGCCGACGCACCGTGTTCGCTCCTTTCGGGGAGCTTGCACACAGTGTGGGGAAACACCATGATCACGGTCCCGAAATCCGCTAAGACTGATCGAACCATATGCTATGAACCGCATATGAACATTCGCCTACAGCTTGCTGTAGGACGTCACATTCGGCACCGGCTCAAAAGGCATGGTATCGATTTGGACGATCAGTCTATCAACCAACGACGTGCACGCGCCGGAGCCCTTTTGGGGGACCTGGCGACCATCGACTTGTCGATGGCTAGTGACACGTTGGCTTCGGAGGTCGTTTACGACCTCTTGCCAGTGGATTGGGCCCTGCGGCTTGACTCACTGCGCTCGAAGCACACACTTTGGCCTGACGGCTCGACTCGTAAGAACGAGAAGTTTTCCTCCATGGGAAACGGCTTCACCTTCGAACTCGAGAGCCTCATTTTCTACGCTGCTTGCAGCGCGGTCAGTGAGAACGTCAGTGTGTTTGGTGACGATATAATCGTGCCTACCGGGCGCTATGAGGACGTGCGCAACGTCCTCGAGCATCTGGGCTTTTCGATCAACCAATCGAAAAGTTACGCGACTTCCTATTTCAGGGAGTCGTGTGGCAGCGATTACTTCGGCGGTACTGACTGTACCCCTGTCTACCTTCGGCGACTACCAAAGTCGACGGGGGACGTCGTCAAGCTCCATAACGCTATTGTCGACTTTCTCAAAAGGGGTCCGGGTTTCCCGGACTCCTCCTGGGAGACGATGTTGGCATCGTGGAGAGACGTCCATACTTGTCACCTCGGCCCTTCGGGCTATGGTGACGGCCACTACCACGTCAATTTCGAAGTTGCTACCCCTCACAGGGCGGCGTCTTGGATAGACGGGTGGTGGTTTAAAACGTGGATACCGCGCTTCGCGGTGAACACGTTGTATGGCGGTCGCTTGGAGGGAAGCTTTCCCTCTCGACTCGGTTACGCGGCACTATGCGCGTCTACCGGGCCGAAAGCATCGTATCGTATTTTTGATACGACGCTAGACCGACGACAGGTAAACTACAAGTCAGGTAGGGTCCTGGCCAGCTTCTGCTGGCCGGGAATAGTCTGGGTCTAGAACCCGTGACTATCTTGGCTCCCTGAGCCTGGAGGCATG